TATCCATTTTCGATTCCCTTTTTAAGTGTTGCGACTTCAGCCGACAATTCCTGTACGGCTTTGACCAAAACAGGGACCAGTTTTCCGTAACTGGCTTCCAGTTTTTCGGGATTGTTTTTCAGCACGAGGCTGAGATAATCTTCAGCATCAGCATCGATCTGTGCTTTGTCAAGGTCTTGTGCAATAAATCCAGCTTCTTGCTCACCAACCTTTGCACCGTCACGCATGTTCCATGTGAACTTGACGGGTTTTAGTGTGTTGATAAAGTCAATGCCAAGCGGCAGTTCTTCGATGTCTTTCTTGTCACGACGATCTGACAGACTCGATATGGTTTGCACTTGGCAACGTAGTGTAGATATGCTGGAATTACCAAGAGTAATTTCGTTACTTACGCCAACCGAACTAGCGTCAGAGCCATTGCCTAATATTATATTGTTAGAACCAGTTGTAAGATTATCCCCTGATTGAAGTCCTAAAAATGAGTTATTTTGGCCAGTTGTTACTGCTGACCCGGCTAAATAGCCTATTGTTGTATTTGAATTGCCTGTAGTTACTTGCTTACCAGCCTCAGGTCCAATAGCAACATTGCCGTAAACACCGTTATGGCTGTAAAGACTTTCTTTTCCTATTGCAACATTATAACCATAACTAGTAGTACCGCCAGTGCCTCTACCTGCTTGATTACCAATAAAAACACTGCTGTCTTCTACTGTAGCGTTATAGCCAGCGTATTGACCTATAATAACATTGGAGGAAGCAGTGGTAAGACTATTACCAGCGTTCCGTCCTATAGCAACATTGCCTGATGCTGTAGTAGCGGTGTACATAGCTTCACGGCCAAGAATTATATTTCTTAGACCCGTAGTTAAGTTGTAACCAGACCAATATCCGCATCCGATATTATCAGAAGCAGCACCCTGTATTTTGCGTAGAGAAGTTGACCCTATAGCAGTATTAAAACTGCCGGTAAGTGTTCCTAGTTGTCCACTATTTGCACCAAGAAAAGTATTATGTTCACCAGTAGAATTACTAGTTCCAGAACCACTACCTATCGCAGTATTGTAAGAGCCAGAAGTAGTATTGGTTAAACTAGATCCACCCAATGCAATATTGTTGTTAGCACTACCATCATCTGATACTAATGCCTGATTGCCAAGACCAATAGTGGAACTATTTGAGTTAGTTAACGCATCACTTAGCCCATTAATATCAGTAGCACCACCACCACCAGCAGCTTCCCAACCAGCCTCTCCGTTGGCATCAACTGTAAGTACGTAATCTTCGGTTGCAGTGCTATCTTTAATGATGAAATTAATACCGGGAATGCGGAACTTATCTACACTGGTGTTACCAAGTGTAATCTCGTTAGATACTGTCGCTGAACTTCCATCCGACCCAAAACCAATAACAATATTGTTTGAACCTGTTGTCATATTGTAGCCAGAAGCTCCAGCCGTTCGACCAATAAAAGTATTATTTTGTCCGGTTGTTATATATAACCCTGCATTAGCACCAACAGCTACGTTGCCATAGCTTGTTGCATTGGCTAAAGCATCATAGCCAATACCTACAGTACCTGAAGTTGATATCGTGCCTGTAGTTTCGCCTCCTGCGTTCGTGCCAACCCATACACTCTCAGCCCCTGACTTACGACCTGACCGATAACCTATCGCAACAACACTACTGTTTGTGGTTATGCCATCGCCAGCGCCATAACCAAATGCTGTGTTGTTAGAGCCTGTTGTCAGCGCATTTAAAGAAGCACCTCCTACAGCAACATTAAACCCGGCTGTCGTAGCATTTTCAGCTATAGCAACACCAAAAAAACTATTATACCCGCCTGATGTTAAATATCTCGCATTATCAGCGCCGACAATAGTATTGAGTCCACCCGTTGCTGTTCCCGGACTGGATTGATCTACAATTGTCGCACCGACATATGTATTTCTACTACCAGTTGACATCTGACCCGTAGTATAACCAATATACGTACTTAGAATTGCTGAAGTAGAATCATTACCTGCGTTGTAACCAACCGCTGTTAGGGTTGCAGTACTTGTTGCAGCCGCTGCTGCTCCAGTTCCAAGGCCAACAGTCTTACCAGAGTTGACTGTTATACCATCACTCAGACCATCAATATCAGTAGCACCGCCACCAGCAGCGTCTTGGAACGTAGGCGCAGAACCAGAACCATTTGACGTTAGTACCTGCCCACTTGTGCCAACAGCGGTAGCCGTAACAGCGCCTGTGCCATTTCCAACCAGAACGCCGTTTGCAGTAAACGTGCTTGCTCCTGTACCTCCATTTGCAACATCTAGATCAGTCGTAAGTGTAAGCGAACCTGCCGCAATTGCACCTGCATCAGATATTGTAACGGTACTATTTTGGAGGAGTTTTCCGGTTGTAGAATCAAAACGGGCAATGGCATTGTCGGTAGAAGATGCTGGACCTACGACATCGCCTGATCCACTAGGAGTAGCCCAGACACCATCGCCTCTCCAAAAGGAAGAACCTGAAGCTCCTGTTCCTGCGTTTAAATTACTAACAGGAAGATTTCCAGTAACGTCAGCAGCTAAATCTATTTGATTGCGAGTAATAACTTGATTAATAATAGAAATATAGTCAGGTGTACCCGCTAATGTTACATCTTGTGTATTTAGATTTGTAATAGAAGTAATAGCTGCTGTATTGTTAGTAATATTTGTATTTGAGTTTGCTATACTTGTTGCCATTGTAGCACTTACAGCAGCTAATTCAGCGTCTGTAACAAAGCCTGTTCCATCACCTATAACAGAGTTAATAGAAGTAATAGCATTTGTATTAGTCGTAATATTAGTATTACTATTTCCAATACTTGTAGCTAAAGCAACTGATGTTGCAGCTAACTCAGCACTTGTAGCATAATTACCACCATCTCCAATAATAGCATTAATAGAAGTGATAGCATTAACATTAGCCGTAATGTTAGTGTTGCTGTTACTAATGCTTGTAGCTAGTGTTGCTGAAAGAGCTACAGCAAAGTTACTAACAGATGTAATTCTAGTGTTACTGTTCCCAATACTTGTAGCTAAAGCAGCACTTACAGCAGCTAGTTCAGCGTCTGTAACAAACCCTGAACCATCTCCTATAACACTATTAATAGAAGTAATTGCATTTGTATTAGTTGTGATATTTGTATTACTATTTCCAATACTTGTAGCTAAAGCAACTGATGTAGCAGCTAATTCAGCGTCTGTAACAAACCCTGAACCATCTCCTATAACACTATTAATAGAAGTAATTGCAGCTAAATTTACTGACGTTAATACTGATACAGCAGCTATATTTGTATTTGAATTATTAATACTTGTTGCCATCGTAGCACTTACTGCAGCTAATTCAGCGTCTGTAACAAAACCTGAACCATCTCCTATAACACTATTAATAGAAGTAATAGCATTTGTATTAGTCGTAATATTAGTATTACTATTCCCAATGCTAGTTGCCATTGTAGCTGAAAGAGCTACAGCAAAGTTACTAACAGATGTAATACGGGTGTTACTATTTCCAATACTTGTAGCTAAAGCAGCACTTACAGCAGCTAATTCAGCGTCTGTAACAAAGCCTGTTCCATCACCTATAACACTATTAATAGAGGTAATAGCATTTGTATTGGTTGTAATATTAGTATTTGAATTACCAATGCTTGTAGCTAAAGCAGCACTTACAGCAGCTAATTCAGCGTCTGTAACAAAACCTGAACCATCTCCTATAACACTATTAATAGAAGTAATAGCATTTGTATTAGTTGTGATATTAGTGTTACTGTTTCCAATGCTTGTAGCTAGAGCAACTGATGTAGCAGCTAATTCAGCGACTGTTGCATAACCACCTGCTCCAATAATAGAGTTAATAGATGTAATTGCAGCAGCATTTACTGAAGTAGCTGCAGAAACAAGAGTAATACGAGAATCTAGGTCTACACCATTAAGAGTAGCAGCATCAACAATTGTAAGTTGATTAATTGTAAATGCAGATACAGATGTAGGAATACTTACAGAAGTAACAATACCTGTTAAGTTAGAACCATCACCATAAAAAGTTACTGCAGAAACGACTGTCCCAGTAAAAGTACCTCCAATAAATTCTGAAGAACGTATTGTAGAAACAGAAATACTTGTATCAAACTCAATTGTAGGATTACCTTCAGTACCATTAGCATTACCTATTGTAATGCCTGTACCCCTACAAGAGTACGTCCATATACATTACCAGCACTAACAGCAACTAAACCTGTAGCACCTGTTAAGTCTGCTACTGCATTAAGAGTTGAAGCTGATGCTGTTAAAGTTACTCCACTAAGTTGAAAAGTACCATTAATATTTACTGCATTATTACTTAGCTGTAAAGGAGAATTAGAAGCATCACCATCTTGTACAGTTTGTAAAGAACCAGTTAGTCCTACATTACCACTACCTACTTGAAGAAGTTGTTTGTAGGTATTTGCAATTTTAGTTCCTGTAAGTTTAGCCATTTTAAATCATGTTCCAATAATTATCTGTTTCTTCCCATAGTGATAAAGCTTCTTCCCAATCTATATTACGTTCTATAAAAGATGGTGGTCGAGGATTCCTAACAAACTGATTATCAGATGTATCTGGATTTTTATTTTGCCAATGATTTTTTAGATCATACGAACCTTCCCAATCAGAAGGACAAACTAATAAACCATAACTATTTTTTCTTAACTGCCTATGCTTAAATCTAAAACCACATATATCGCATATAGCATAAGCTCTTTGTGTACTAGCCATTATAATATACTTTCTTTAGCTTGGCAACCAATCAGTCACGGTTACAGGAACATAAACATCTCCTTGGTCGGGTCTTGGATTTTGAATAGCTTCGTTATCTCTTGTATGTGGAATCCTATTCTGTGGATGGTTTTTAAGATCATACTTAATATCGTCATCTCTAGGGCAAACTAATAAACCATAGCTATTCATTTTTAGAGTACGATATGGATATTCAAAACCGCAGATATCGCACACTCCTAGATTTCTTCTAGTTGATGCCATTACTAAAGTCTATTTAAACGAGGAATAATTTTTAAACTTGCTCTTTCTCTATCTTCATCCATTGCTCTTGCTAGACGTTCTTCATATTCAGCTTTAAGAAACTGTATACGTCCTCCTTCAACACCGGGTCGTTTCATTGACATAAAGTATGATAATCCTGCTGTAAGACATGGATAAAAACGTCTTGATATATCTGCAGTTTGTATTGCTGATTTATTTACATCTTGAGTATAACGTACTTGTTCAATTTTTAAAAGGTCTGTTGTATTATCTGGGATAGGCCATAAATATAAAGTAGGATTATCACGGTTACGTCTAATAGCATATTGTGTTGGACGACCTGTTTGACCCTTACGAGGAATTTTAATAAATTCTTCCATTGTTATACGTTCTAGTTGAATATCCGTATTATCACGATTAACTACAACTTCTAACACATCAACAGTACTATCAGCAAGTTCATAAGCAGTTACACTAGTAGATACAGAAACTGTAGTTGTGTTTGCAGTCCAAAGAAGTACACCTCTATTTTGCCAATCTTGAAGTAAGAGGTTAATAGAACGACGAGCAGACTTAGGTTCATATCCTAGTGTCTGCTCACCACCAATCATTTCTATTGCTTCTTGAATAACTTCGTCAATATCCATTGAGAAGTTATATGTACCTGAAGTAGTCATTATACTCTAAACCTTCTTGTTTTTCGTGCTATCTTCTTTGGCTGCTTCACGAACTGCTTCCCTGCAGCAGTCCCTTTTCTCTTTGCTTTGGTGGTCGCTGCATATTCCTTTGACGATAGGGACTTGATTGCTTTCTCCGGTAAATATCTTTCTCCCGTTTTGCCAGATGGTTTTCCCGACTTGGTTTTCCATTTTTGCTTGCTCCACTTTGAAAGTTTATTAGTAGACTTTTTCTTACCGCTATAAGTTCCACCAGAATCTTTGTAGTACTTAACAGCAAGTTGCATAGCTCTGGCAGAGTGTTTACCACCCATCTTTCGTTTAGCTCTAGCTTTTGCCGCTGCCCATTTTTTAGGATCACGTTTAGTAGCTGTATCTTTAGTAGCCATATTCTATTATTTCCTTTAAGGACGACGAGCTTTTTTCTTTTTAGTTTTTGCCTTCTTTTTCTTTTTAGCAGGTGGTTTCATTACTTGCTGACTAATATTTGAACGTCCTATAGCCATTAGCATTTCCACCGTTTACGTGCTTGCCTTAAACGACTATTAGGATTTTTTGCTGCTTTAGGAAACTTTTTCATTTGTCCTGCTGATCTAGCACAATACGACTTACGCCTTGCTGCTCTTTTACCTGTAGGTTTCTTTTCAGTTACAGCAGTTTGAAGTTTAGAGCCGGGATTTTTCCTACGATACTTAGCAACTCCCTTTTTTGTCATTCCTGCACCAGATTTAGTAGGACGTTTGTCACCACTTTTGATGCTCATGCCCTTCATGCCAGTACCTTTACGTTTACGTACAGCCATTAATGTAACCTCAATAATTCTTTAACTTTTGTTCCTTTAACGCTACAATTACTTTCCCATTAGTGCTTTTACTGCTTTATTGCATCGTACAGTAATACATTTTAAAGTACGAATAACTACGTGAGCAGGACAAATTTTACAATCACAATTCATTTTATTATATCCTTTTAATAAAGTCTATTATGTGAACATTTATAACCAGAAGATACCTTACCACCTTTTTTTAACTTTTTACCTGATGAAGATGTCCTAATTAAACCAATATCTCTTCCTTTAAGAGAGTCAACTACCTGTTTTAAAGCAAAGTTTTCACCTAATTTTTTTCCGTCTATTGCTCTAGCTTTCATTACTTCATTACCTTTCCACCGCCACGTTGTGCAGCACCACAACCACGACCAATTTTACCACCAGCTTTACGACGAGCAACATTCTTTTTCATACCCGGTTTACCACCTTTATAATCTCCTGAAAACTCAGGTTCCATATTAAAAGCAGCGTCTGAAG